ACGTCTACCTTTACACCAATTGGATACACAGCACTAGCATTTTGCATCACTGGTTGTATCTGTCCACCAGAATATATAATAGGTGCACTTTCAAAGTGAGGACTTACAAGAACATCAGGAAACTTGTGATGTCTAATAGGTTGACCAGCAAGGTCTCCCCATATATCTACATTGCATGGATAGGTATCAGTTGATTCCCAATAAGCAAAGTCTCCAGATTGATATGGATAAGCCTCTCCTATTTTACCAGCATTTGTGGTAGGGACAGGATAAGTAGCAGTTACGCTAGCTGTATTGTATATTCTCCAATAAGGTTCAGGAGCACCATCTCCTACATAGTCTGGGTTAGATGTTGTCACATCTGCATATGCTAATTCATTTGCATTCTTAGCTCTACCAGGAATATGGAAACCATCTGTTTGTTTACCATTGTCTAGTAAAAAGACTATCTCAAATGGATACACTTCATCTCTTAAATAACCTCTAAGATTAGTAGTGTAAAACCCATCAGCATATGTATTGTTAGCTGGTAACTTATATGTCTCCCACTGAAGTTGAATCTTATTAGCTATTTGCTGATAGTTGATTCTGTCAATAGAAGTTAAGTTATCCCACACAATAACATCCTGTACGTTTGTAACGTCTTGAGCAATATCATAGTAAGCGAACTTCTCAAGTACATCGTTAAGACTCAAAGGGATTTGAGTTATGTTCTGACCTGTATAAGTAATAGATGTAGACTTCTCTTGAATGTTATACGTTCCCACTAATTCTACAGTGGTTCCACTGTTAATGGTTTTGATAACAGCCAAGTTAAAGTATTGGAAGTATCCTGTAACATCTAAGTTACTGACATTCAACACAATAGACTTACCTACATTGTAATCAAAGTTAGGTGTTGTTATCTCTGTGTTTGCAATAGATGTAGGATTGGTAATTGAGTAGTATGATGTATATGCATCTCCTGATGCATTAGCATATTGAATAGCAAACTGATAAGTACCAGCTTTTAAATCTCCTCCTACAACAATGTCAACAACATCTAGACTAGGGATTTGAAAGTTAGGTTGTACTTTTAATTTATTACAATCTAAGGTTGCTTCGATGATTGGATCACAAGTTTCATTACCTACATAAGTTGTGATGTAAGGAACTTGTTCAATGTTAATGTATCTTCTTGGATTTAATCCATCTGTCCAATAAACCTCTGTTGTACAGTTAGTAATTTTATGTACAACCTTTTTAATTGGATAGTTTATATCAAAGTTTAAACAAGGAGAGTTAGCACAAACTGTTAGTTCTGTATTAGGAATAGGAGTACAAAGCGTGTTGTATACACAGTCATTGTTATCCATATATCCTATCTCACTTCCTCCTGTTTCAGGATTAGTTAAGAAGAATATGTGTTTGTTTTTCTCTTGGATGAAGTGTGTACCAATAAGTTGATAACCTTCAGGAAAATTTAAACAGAACACGTTAGCTGGTTCATTCTGATAGTTTACAGAATTAGAGTCAAAGTTTTCTAATGCTGCATTCAGGGCATAGGAAAGTTTCCCCTTCTGTACTTGATTTACAGAAGAGTCCATGTCTAGCCCAACTCTACCAAGATTGAATTCTTGTCTTATGTTAGATGTTCCTTGATTATCTGTTCCAGCCTCTGCCATATCTTGAGCTTCTATTTGGTAATTCATATTGTCCAAAGCGTTGTAAGTCATTTCTTACTCTTCTTTGTTTAGTCCATGCATCTTGTTTCTTAATCTCAATCATTGCCATTATAAAAGCCTCATCATGTAATGCTTTATAATAGATTAGCTTTTGTTGTATCTGTTGGAATGTTTCATCAGTTAACTGATTAGACAATGTTTCAAATACTTTATATTTAATATACGCTTCAACAAACTCTCTGATACGATAGTTGTCTGGAATCAATTGATTACCAACACAATCATACTCTGTAGCATAGAATATCAAATGCACCACCCCATTTCTAAAGTTGGTGACAAACTTATTGTCTCTAATATCAAAGCTATCATAACTAGCAGATCCTGGAGTGAACTCTCTAATAGGAGGAGCAGTTTGATAAAACTCCCAAGCATCTGTATAAGTTACATCACAGTTTTGTCTTGCAGAAATATTACCTGGTTTAAGTAAGTATTCATGCCTGAACGCTCTAGTTCCTTGTTGATTAGTTTTGTATACAGCTGGTATAATTTGAGGTAGACAACTTCCATCACATTGAGGATTGGTACAAGCGTTGTCATGTTGACAATCTACACAAGGAGTACCACCCACTGTTACAGGAGTTACCTGTATAGTGGTTTCAGATAATGCTTGAGAGTAGAATGAATTGGCTGTTTGATAAGGGTATCCTTCTGCTGCTGTACACATCCAAGCTTCTCTCACAGCATAAAAGTTATCTGGGAGTCTAGCTTCAAAGTCTTCTACATATAACACCTCTTCACTAATAACATACGTTGCCCTACCTAGTTTCATAAGACACTTATCTAAGTAGGTTGGGAACATTAGATCATCTACTGCTCCTGTATCAAAATAAGACTTTAACTCTTCCTTGACAGTTGAATAAACTGGATCAGGAGAAACAAAGTTATACTTGTAATAATATGACATGTTATTTTATTTTTTCCATTCACAGTAGATATTCTGATACTTACTGTCAATGTTTATGTAATGGGATAGTAATCTAGACGTTGCACGAGAGGGCTTGAAATACCACAGGTCTATGTTTCTGATTCTTGTAGATTCTTTGAACCACATCCAGCCAAAGAAAAATCCTTCTGTATGATAGTTGAAATTGTATATGCGTTTACCTTTCTCCTTGGTCTTTTTCCAATCTATGGGTAAGTTAACCACCTCTTTACCATCTACAGTTTTTAGCTTTCTTCTCTTCTTTTTATTAATGGAGAACTCTCCAAAGCCAAAAGGAAGTCTTGCTTTCTCTCCTGTTTCTAGAATGTAGTTTTTAAAATAGTCATTATATAGATATATAATGTTTTTCCACTGGTCAAATGTAACCTTTACAGTGGGGTTTTTATTGCAAAAATTATTATAGTTTTCTTTACTAGAACTTCTCCAATCTATTTTTGTACGCATTAGTTAGTGTTGGTTGTATTTGGTGCTTGACCATCAACCCCATCTGATGTTTGATCTGTCTTCAATCTGAAATAAGTTGATAACAGTTTTTGAGATGTTAGTTCTAGCACCTGCTTTTCTAAATATCCAGGGCAGCCATATTCCTTATCTAAAGGATTCTTGCAGAGCTCATCTGTAGAATAGTCTACATTGCCACAGCCACACTCAGGAAACATTATTTCATTAGGTACATCTTCTTCAAAGAAAGCAGAAATTCTTGCTGCCTTTAGCAATGGATTACTGATGTATAAGTAACCACCATTGGCTATCCAATAGTATTGTTCATTCTTAATGATAGGAAGTTTCAATAAATTTAAGTATCTGTTGATAGTAATCTCTTTGAATCTTTTTCCTTGTCCACCCATAGCGTTGATAGAATATACACCCTGGATAACATATTGATAGTTTCCTTCTGTAATGCGAGGAAGTTTGTATCTGCTTCTTGCTACGTTACATGGGTCTACATATTCACAACATTCAGAAATAGGAACTTCTATCATCTCAAGGCATGGGATGGTAGTAAACAAAGTATCAGTAGCCCAAAGCTTTCTGAGATTTGTCTCACGTTTAACTAATAACTGTGTGTTGTTCTTAATCTCAGAAGCAACAACCCTATCAGTGATAAGGTTATCTGTGGACAGCAATTTGTGCATTCCACGAACGTCTGAAACTAATTTCCTTAATGTTGCCATTATAAATATTGTTTGAATATATTTGTCATTCCTGAGCCTTGTTCTATTAAGAAGGCAGTCACTTCAGCCTTAGACATCACGTGACCATTCTTATCATCCCAAAGACTCTTAGCACTAGAGAATGCTGGAATTTGGTAAAATTTAATACCATTGAAATCTTGACTAACTTCATGGTGTTTATCTCCTGTGAATATGTAGAAGTTGTCATGGAAAGACCACGCTTCTCTAAATTCTATTGGAAATAATGCTGCAAGCTTAGCTGGCTTTAAAGCATCTCCATGATTAAACATCAATGCTGAACCACCATAGCTTACATACTTTCTATACTTAGGACTCACATCAAATGTAAGTCTGTTTGTATTTCTAAAATAGGTTTGTAACCAAGTAACTAAATGCCATCCTACATACTCATCATGATTACCTGCTACATAGATTACATTTACATTATCAGCGTATTGTAATAACATTGTAATCATTAACACCTCATGGTCACATATAAAGCTAAATGAATCTTGATATGTATGAGTGTTTGTTTGAGGAGTGCCTTTAGTTGTAGTTCCTGTAAACTCACTGTTGAATTCATCAGAACCAATAATATATGTAATTTGATCTAAGTTATTTGAAAGCTGTGCTTGATTAGCAATAAGCTCCACCTTGTACATGATAGAAGCTAGTCTATCAGCAATGTTGTTATTGCCATCAATATCATATTTGTTCAAATGAGAGTCTTGCTTATTGATAACCAACATAGCAGGAAACTTATGTTCAGAGAACTTAGGACTCATAACTTCCTGACTAACAGGTTGATATGATGCTAAAAAGTCTACAAAACTATCTTGAAAAACTTGTTCTGTAGACTTCTTACCTAACCATGCTTTGACTTGCCAATGAGGACTGTTTCCATTCCCCCAGAAGTTCTGTACATATTTAGTTATTTCCCATTTATCTGTGTCTATGTGACACTTCTCAATTAGTTCATCTAAGCTCTTAACCTCTTCGCTAAAATTAGCTACCACCTCTCCTGTACCCTTTATAAGATCTTCTGTAAACTTAACCACTCTATCTTCTAAGTCTGCTATGTAGTTTCCTATCTCTGCTTCTTCTTGTGCGTTTTCTTCTTTTCTGATGTCTGCTAACAGACCATCTATCTCTGCCTCTGTAATTCCTAGCTTATCAGCATAGTATTTTTTTGATTTCTTCCAATGCAGCATCTGTTGAAGTTGCTCCAAAAGACTTTGGTTTTCAGGCATATGTAGGTAAGTTTAGTTAAAATTAGCGTAAAGATAGGAACTATTTTTGATATACCCAAAAATTTACTAACTAATTTAATTATATAGAATAACTTTTTTTGTTAGAGTTAAAACAAAAACCCCCAGCCTAGAAAGGCCAGGGGATACTCTGTAAACCAACAAACAGAGTTTTTGATATTTTATATTAAGGACATGCTGTTGTAGCAATAACAAATCCACCATTGTCTACTTGATAACTATCTGCACCAGGGCCTTGAGAATACCATTGATTACCACCAGTTACAGGAGTTACACCACACTCACCTTCTAACCATAATCTTGTAGGAGTTAAAGAGTTGTCAGTATCAAATAATACTAAACTTCCTAAATGAGCACATGCTGTAGCATTTGCAGGATATAAGAATATCTGTTGACATCCTGGAGTTGGAGTAGTTGTAGTTGTTGTAGTTGGAGGAACTGTAGTTGTAGTTGTTGTTGTACTACTTGTAGTTGTTGTTGTAGTGGTATTAGCAATAAGCATATCGATAGAGTTGGTACAGGTTCCTGTAGAAGTCACTCTAATGATTGTAGCATCATTGGGAACACCTGCTAAGCTGTACCCTGCTAATAATGCTGATTTAGATACCCCTGTAGCTAATGGAGTAGTGTACCCATCTGAATCTGAATAGATGTTGAAAGGACCTGTATCTGCCCCAGCTAGGGTTAATGTTATTAAGACTGTCATATTTAAATTGATTTTTTAGTTGGTTATGGACACTCACTCAATAGAGCACAGAGAGCAGTTTTTAACTGTACACTGTTTCCAATGGCAGTTAAAATTGCTTGGGCCAAGAGTGTTGGGTCTAGTTCAGAGTCTATCTTTTGGAGAGCCACTGTTACGTTATCATTTGTTTCTATACCTGTGTTAGGAAGATTAGCTCCTGTATACTTTACATTGTTTGTACCAATGCAATATCCAGGACCTGCAGTTTGTCCTTCTGGGGTATAGCATGGATTATAAATATTTACCATTTTGTTTCTATTAAGGGATGTACATTATATAATATGCAGCAATTACAGGTTGAATGTTTGAGTGAGCTACGTTGTCACCTGTAGGTTCAACTGTTATAGATACGTTGTTAGCAGCATTTGAAGTCACTGTAATTCCAGTGGTAGCTGTTGTTGTTGGAACATTAGTAGGAGTTCTATCTACAATACCAATGGTACCTGAACTGCTCCAACCTTCTGGTGTGTTACCTACATAGTGACTATGACCAGGATCATTTAATGTAACAATTGCTGTACCCAAAGCATTATGTGAGTGAGCTGGTAATTGTGAAGGAACAAGCACTATTGAGTTTGCTCCTGCTGTACCAGACAGTGCGTAGTTTGGATTACCAGCAAATGCAGGATCTACAGCAGGGTCAAGACCAATTCCTACAGGAGGTACGCTAGCAATAGCTCCTACAGCAACACGTCCTCTTTTATCAGGAGTACCATTTAAGCCATTGCATAGATACACCTTGTTGAATCCATTTGCTGGAATACCAGCACCTGTTCCATCAAAGTTAGACAATGAACCATAATATTCATATGCTACAAAAGGAATCATCTTTGCAGACTGTTGAGTTGTACCACCTGCTTGACTAGCTAGATAAGCTGCAATCAAAGCATCTAAGTCTGCAAGCTTAACATAGTTTGTATTAAGATCTAATGTAAGAGCAGCTAAATCAGCTTCTACTATACAAAGCTTTGTTATAACAGCTTGTAATACAGCATGTGTATCACTAGAGTCTGTTACACCACTTAGGCAGTCTACATCATAATCAGCATTTAGTATTGCTAGTGTTCCATCAATTGCATCTACTTGTGTCTGTAACTCACAAGCAGCTCTTACCAAAGCAGATAACACCTCTACTAAGTTAGGTGTTCCTTCTGGTAAGTATTGCTCTACTAGTTCACAATAATATGATGGGTTAATAGTTATGTCAATGCCAGTGCCATCTAAGAAAGAAACAACCTTATCAATAAGAATGTTCTCTATAGTGAACAAGGAATCATTGGTTTGTATTCCCAAAGCAGGTACGTCATCACCTGTGTATCTAACACATTGGTCAGACACAATCTCTACGCATCCATTGTAACAAGCTTCAGGAGGGCAATTTGAACAAGACATTTTATAATTTATTTATGAATTAAAACTTTAACTCTACTAGCTATTCTCTGTACAGAGTAGGCTTTGGCATAGTTTGGATTACAATACTTGTATGTTAGTATTCTTCTGTAATTCAACAG